ATGGTTGGTGGTGTTCTGCGATTGTTGCCGCTTGGTTTAACACAGGGGGAGTTACAGTCCCCTGCCACACCTTGCGGCCTGTCGCCCACTAACTAAACGTAGAGCCTTCGGCCTCCGTACTACTCTTGAATCACAATCGTGAGTCCCTCGCAAGAACTATTTGCACTCTGAGTCAAACTTTCTGCACAAAGGGGGCTTCTACAACCCTATAGGAGAGGAAGCGGACCGAATGCCGTCGCGGGAGTACTAATAGTCGACCAAAGCCACAGAGCTTGAGTGTTATTAGATGACCCAAGAAACATCCTCCTTGATAACACCAATCAATAGAGAACTAGAGAACGTCCAGAGCCTACCTTAGTCAACTACAGTATCAGTCAGGTATCAACTGCTGTGTGTAGTTGTGTTGCTGAGGTGGTTGCTTAGGACAACCAAGGTAGACCACCGCTCCTCGTAGTGTGTTGGTCCCTTGGTTCCCACTTGTTGACTGAGGTTGTCCCAATCTCTGTCGAAAAGTCCAAGCCCCCAGCCTGACAAATTTCTCAAGCGCTAGTGTCAAACTAATGTCACCTCGTGTTCATAACATAGGCCCCCAACAGTGGGACCATACATCCCTCGCACCATAGATCGTATAGATTGCAAGGGGTTAGCTGTTAGCGTCCCTCGTTTGCTTAGGTTCCCTAGTCAAAAACTGACCCCCGCACCATCGAAACAAAAAGCAACTTCAAAAAACAGGGCTAAAGTTCTTGTTGTTGTTGTTGTTGTCGGCCTCAGTCAACGAGAGGTCCCCCACAGAAACAAAAGAAAGAGGAACCATAGATATGGCTCTGGAAAATGGAACATACGTCAACTCTCTGGTCCCTGCGAACCCTGTGTCCACTGACGGTATCGCGCAAGCTGATGACCACATTCGGCTTATCAAGAGTGTCATAAAGAATACCTTTCCTAACATCACTGGCGCAGTGACTGTCACGCAGGCAAACCTAAACAACACAACGTCTATACCCAGCTCCCTGACCGACCTAAGTATCTCGGACGGTAGCGCCAACCAAGTGCTACAGACAGATGGCAGTGGTAACTTTAGCTTTGTGTCACTCCCCGCAGGCAGCACCGACACGAACTACTATGTGACGGGTGGCTCTGTCAGCGGAACAGTGTTGACCCTAAACCGCCAAGGTCTCGGCAACATAAACATCGGTGGTCTGCCTGCTGCTATCACAAACAACAACCAGCTAACTAACGGTGCTGGGTACATCACAAGTGCCCAAGCCACCAGCCCAACGTCTTTTGGTGCTGTTGGTACTTATGCTTTCCTAGTGCGCAACGGTGTATCAATTAGCTCTGGTTCATCTGTGGCTGGCTCTACCCTACAGAGTGGCGGTGTGAATGCAGTCCATTCTGTTACTACCAATAATTGGGTGTACTCGGCCAACCTAACTCAGTTGGCCCGTGGGGACACCACCATGTCAGGCACTTGGAGAGCCATGGGCTCTGTGACCTACAACGGCTCCAGTACCTATGGTCGCGGCACCGTATTCTTGAGGATTTCCTAATGAGCATCACGATAGCAGAAGTGCGCAATGCACAGTCACTACAGTCTGACAACCAGCGCATGGACGTTGAGATCAACCACCCCACATACGGATGGATACCCTACACTGTAGACCCAGACGACACTGACACGACAGTAGACAATGCTGCCATCCTAGCTCTCGTTGGTGCTGACTTTGGTGCATACGTTGCTCCCACCCAAGATGAACTTGATGCTGCTTTAGCTGCCCAAGTAAGGGCTGAGAGGGACAGCTTGTTAGTGGGGGTAGATGTAGTAGTCAGCAACCCACTGCGCTGGGCATCCCTATCCTCAGACAAGCAGAACGAGTGGACTGTATATCGCCAAGCCCTGCTTGATGTACCCCAGCAATCTGGGTTCCCAAGCACAGTAACTTGGCCCCCGGCAGTCTCTTAGAATTAAGCTACAGTAAGGAACTCAGGCCATGCCTAACCTACCAATCCGTGGACTAGGGTCTGTGGGCGTGGTCACTGACGTTGACCCCTACAGCCTTCCCACAAACGCTTACACACGAGCTAAGAATATTAGGTTCACTGATGGTAATGTGACCCGTGGCCCAGTCTACCGGGCTGTGTCTGATGCCATACCCTGGAACCCTGTGTTCTCCTATGGCCTTGCCGCCAACTCTGGCTACGACACTGTGTTGGTTGTTGATGACACCTTTGACATCTATGAGTTCTTTAATGGAACCTTTACTCAGAGGTTTAATGCAAGCACTTCAGCAACCATTGATCCCGTCACAGCAACCACCCTAGCTGATGTACAGTATGTTAACCGTGCAGACCAAGTACCTGTAGCAAGGGTGCCCAGCGCAACTAGCTTCTCTGTTCTGCCTAACTGGCCATCCAACTATAGAACCACTGCACTTCGATCCTTTGGTGACTTCTTGTTGGCACTGGGCACCGTAGAGGCAGGCAATAGCTATCCTAATCGTGTGAGGTTCTCTGACCCTGCACTGGCAAACCAAGTGCCAGATACATGGGACGAAACTGACCTTACTAACAGTGCTGGCTTTAATGACCTTGTGCAGATGAAGACACCAATCATGGACGGTGCCACACTAGGTGCAAATTTCCTTGTGTATTCTAAAGATCAAGTTTGGATGATGGAGTTTGTTGGTGGTACGTTTATCTTTAACTTCCGCAAGGTCTTTGATGATGCCGGCGTAATTAATCAGAACTGTATTGTGGAAGTAGAGGGTCGCCATTACGTCTTCGATCAAAACGACATCTATGTGACTGATGGCAACACGCGCCAATCTATATGTGACGGTAGGGTCCGTAAGTACATCTTCAGCGGCATGAACACTTCGCGTACCAACCAATGCTTTGTACTACACAACAGTGCCCTAGAAGAGATTTACTTCTGCTATAACACAGGCGACGATATGGCCCTGTATACAAGTGGCACCCATTGTAACCGTGCAGCAGTCTATAACTACAAAGAAGACAACTGGACATTCCAAGACCTTCCCAACGTAGTGACTGGGACTGAGGCTTCAGTAGACAGTGTTTTCTCATACGCTGACGCAACTCAATCTTATGATGAAGTTGGTGGCACATACCACGACCAAGAGAGCCAGAGTAATCGCAGATCCTTGCTTGTCTCCTCTGCTGGAGGCGGTGTCACATCTAGTAAGTTGTATGGCATCGACCTGATAGATAGAGGCAGCTTGGCGCAGCCTGTAGACGTTTCAGTATCATCACCATTCCTACTAGAACGTGTAGGTATCGACCTTGATGACGTGGGCATCCCTCTTAATGGCTACAAGGTCATCAGTAAGATCTACCCACAAATGTCTACAGTTAACGCAGATACCACCTTTGGTTTTACCTTTGGCGCTGCCGACACTCCCAATGCCACCCCCAACTACCAGACTGAAGTCACCTTTGACTCCTCTGATGAGTACAAGGTGGATACACGGATTTCTGGTAGATACCTGTCCTACAAATTGACAACAGAAACTCTAAAGGACTTTGCATTTAGTGGCATGGACGTTGAAGTTGTAGTCACAGGCCGGAGGTAACTTATGTCGTTATCCGATAAGATAAACATGCTGGTCTCTCGTTACGTCCGAAGACAAGTACCCAGTCTCAACCCAGACTTCTTGCCCAACTACCTCCAAGAAGAATTGCGAGAAGTCGAGGCCTCGATACGGTCTCTCAGTGATGCAAGTGTGCAAGTGTCCGATAGAGCGCCAGAGAGCCCTCGCAAGGGCATGGTTCGCTATGCGATTGCACCTTGGAACCCACTTAGTGATGGGACCCAAGGACTTGTTGTCTACGATGGTACAGCTTGGGCATCAATCGGTGGGTCAACAACATTCTCTACAGCAGGTCTGACTTATGATGACTTCTAATCTTATGAAACAAGACCTTGAGATCAGGCAGTCACTGATGGAGTACCAGACAATAATGCTCCACGGTATTGCAGAGGGCAAACTAGAGTGCGCCCTAGATCAGACTGAGCTTGAGCACCATTTCACGCCTAAAGATGATAGGTATGGGTGTCACCAGTATGCCCGACAGATACTAATGCCAAAAGGTATTACTGTGTCTGGTGCCCTTCACAAACAAGCCCACCTAACCTTCCTAATGCAAGGTACTATGGTAATCATATCTGAAGATGGGGGCAGACAGAGACTTACAGGCCCCCAGACCTTTGTATCACCAGCGGGTGTCAAAAGAGCCTTCTACATTGAAGAAGATACAACACTGGTCTGTGTTCACCTAACAGCACATGGCGCTGAAGAACACATGGAAGCAATAGAGGATGAAGTCCTTAGCCCCACTTATGAGGCTATGGGATTGGAAGAGCCTGACCTGACTTCCCTAAATGAGTTCCTGACGAACTCTAGTAACAACAAAATCGAGTAGGAACTCAAAATGGCATTTGCAATAACAGCAGCCGTTATCGGTGGCGGCTTAGGCTATATGGGCGCAAGAAAACAAGCCAAGTCACAAGCCGCAGCAACAGCAGCCCAGATGGCTGGCTTCAACCAATACAAACCGTATGTGGACGCTAACCTTACTGGCGCACAAGCTGCACTAGGCGGTGTACTAGAGACTGGTGCCTACGGTGGTCAAACCCTAGCCGCACCAAACGACTTCCAGACTGGCACTGCCACCAACATGGGCAACATCGGTGGTAACCTTCAGAACTCTGGTTACGGCATGATGGGCAATACGTCTGGCTTTGGCAACAATGCCAACTCCTTGTTCAATCAGTACCAAGGCATGGCTAACTCTGCACAAGATGATCGGCTTTCTACAGCCATGGACTACGCTAGTGCCAATGCAAACCCATTGGTTGACGCTGCGATGCGTGATGACCGCCGCAACCTACAAGAGAACACTCTGACAGGCATCGACCTTGCAGCAAGTAACTCAGGCAACATGAACTCCAGCCGTGCTGGCGTAGCCGAAGCAGTAGCCAACCGCGCCTTTGATGACCGCCGTGCTGATGTCGCCTTAGACGTACAAGACAGGCTCATTGACCGCAGCCTTGCCCAACAGGCACAGCAGTTCTCTGATCGTGGTAATGCGTTGCAGGGTGCAGGTATGGCCAACGAAGGCATACAGAACGCTTACACCCAAGGTCTCAATACACTGGGGCAGGGTGCTAACTTTGGTATGAACGCAGGCAACTCTCTGCAAGGCTATGACCAAGCGGCACTCAATGATGCACAGGCTAACTTCGAGC